CGCTTCATCATCCTCATATGTGGGAGTTATAGAAATAATATCATTTGAATTTAATAAGATGTCATTTTTGTTACCCACGTATGGGTTACCGTCTAATTCAACAACAAAATCAGTTACATTTGTTTTTGACTTAACACGATACACATAACCTGATTGTCCGACTATATTAATAACTGGGTCATTAGTTTGAATAGTAAAAGTTTCAGTATCCTGTAATAGAGGGTCTTCCCCACTGTTTGTCCATCCGTGTTCTTTAATGTTTGGAACTAAGAAATACCCTCTTCTGTTTTCTTCAGTAAGTCCCGCAGGTTGTTGCCATTTAATTTTAAATCTATATTTACCATTTGTAGGAATTCCTAATTTAGGGTCATCACTTAATACTCTTTCACCATTTTCATTAGTGTAAACATAGTCCAAGTTCATAGGGACTTCAATTACCCAAGTCCCGTCAGCATCTATCAATTTACCGTTTTGTGGTAAATCATATTTTTCTAAGACAGGATACCCATCATCATCAATATCTATAGTTTGTCTAATAGCAATAATCTGTCCAGGTCCTGTAGTTAATTGACATAATTGACCTAATTTAGATTTAACTTTACATCTTCTTTTAACTTTTTTAGTGGTTTCAGAAGAAAATATAGAACCCATAAATACCGCAGTTGGTTGTATGGTAATATTATTTTGCCCACTACTCAAATCAAAATCTGCCCGAGTAATTCCTACTTGACAGGTATCATCTTGACCCCAAAATGCATTAACCTGTACTATCTTAGTTTCGTAAACAATCTGCGGAAGTTCATTAAAGTTATTTGAAGACCTAAAGAAACTACCATTAAATTGATTCTCAGTTCCTCTTCCAATTCTAATTAAATCTTGAGGAGTCATTGAGAACTCCCCAATATCAGATAAGTCAACATTTAAAACTATCGTGTGAGTCCCAAGTGGGACTCCATAAATCATATAGTCTCCACTTTCATTTGTCGTTACAGTATATTTGTAATACTTTTCAAAAAGTTCCGAAGCAACTGGGTCTTTTAATACATCTTCTCTTGTTGGGAATGTCCCTGTCGGTGAGTGTCCACTATAAGAAGCTACGTATGGTAGCAAATTATATTTATACCCATCTTCATTAACATCCTCAAGAGTTCTATAAGGATAGTATGAAGTTAAGACAGGATTATCTTCATCTTCAGGTCTAAGAGGTATAAATACAGATACTTTAGCCTTTGGTAGTCCATATCCCCCGTTCACAAATACTCTTCCCGCAATGACTCCATAATTGGCACATCCGATTGGGTAAACATCTTCTTGTCTTATTTTAAGAGATAGTAATTCAATCTCTTCAAAATCTTGGTTTATGTTTACTGTTAAATTTTGGTCAATTCCAGGAGTTGTTTTTATCCTATAAATTTTACTCATCGGACTTTATTTCATAAATAGTTATGACTGCATTTTATAAACACAATCAATTAAATTATAAGTCCTAAATAAATAAAATAAATTAAGAAAGTGTAACTGATTGGAAGTTTTTAACTCTCACTCTAATGTCCTTTGTCGGGAACCTAATTTGATATATTTGATTAGGCAATGCGAATATTGTCCCTTCCTGAGGTTCAATCTGTCTAGTTATTGTATTTGAGTAAGCCATTGATGTTTGAGATGACGAATACTCACCTCCAACCTCGTTAAAAATATCAATTTGAGTTACTGAAATTACACCATTTTCGGATTGTAAAATTCTATTAATCTCAGATATGTTAACGTTCTGACCAAGTTCTCTATTTGATGGATTGAAATAACTTGACACCTTGTCAATTATTGATGTAATAATATTACCCTGATTTTGAGTTGACTCTAATACAACATATAGGTCAATACTTAGGTCAACAACATCCGCAGTTTCAATTGCGATATAATCATTAATCATTCTATAGTTTGATAAATAAGTTGCTAAGTTATCTAATAACGCATTTGATACCGTATTAGTTAACGCCCCATTAGTATCGTATGAAAGAATCTTAACTTTAATTTTATTCTCTTCTTCCATTACCGCAACTTTAGCAGGTGCACCAAACTGACTTGGCATCTTTCTAATTAAAGCTTCGTAGTCATTCACAGTTACCGCTCTGTTTTGGCTTGCAAAGTTAAATGCCACATAGTTTCTAACTTCTTCTAACGTTGGTTGTCCTGCCCCACCAATAGCCGCAGTTACGTTATTACATCTCAATGAATTAACAACCGCAGTATTTGTAGTTTCGGAAGGTCCGTTTACAACAAATATTACAGTTCCAATTTGATTAATCGTATTCACACCTAAATTACTTCCAACTCCACCACCTGAACGATATTGTATAAACAAAGTGGTATTCGCCTTTAAGGTTGACCCTAATGAAAAGTTATTTAAAAAATTTTGAATTGTAGGTAAGTTACCTGAATTTGTAAATTCTCTAAGTTGGTCTTCAGCTGAACCCGTTCCACCACCAAATGTTAACTTCATAAATCCTTCAGGAGTAAACTCACTGATAAATCGGTTATTGGTTTGTATCCACTTACCAATTTTAACACCAGGCTTGTCTGATGGTTTAGTTGAGTCTTCAATAAAAACCCTATCTTGTGCCAACGCATCAACCTCATACCATCTACCATTAGTACCTAAGAACTCTTGAGGACTTGGGACATTAGCATAACTTGTTCCATCTTTTTGGATGATACTTGTAATACCTAAAACATTTTTACCAGGTAAGAAAATTTCATAGAATGGTCTAACATCATTTGGGGTTATTACTTGTTTAAATACTTTTGTAACACCATTTACAACTAATTCTCTTTTAGTAATTGTATAGTTAATAAGATTCCCTCTTGAATCAAAATTTGGAATTTTTAACCTATTCGGAAACCCTTGAGCATTATATGGTGATGTAAAATCAATATCATAAATGGTTTCAAATACTTGTCCCGCGCCAACAACCTGAGAACCTCTCCTTAATATACCTTCATATCTTTCATCATCTTTATCACCAGCCGCAGGAACTGTAATGGAGAATTCAACTAATGATACTGACGGTCTTTGTCCGGGAATTTTTAAACCATAAGTTCTAGCCAAATTATAAACCGACGAGCGTTGTTGAGCAAACTGTAGGACAGTTTCTTGAACACTTCTATCAATATGATAATGTAAGTTATCTGCAACCGCAGCGTTTAAATCCATAAACACAGAGAACACGGAAGCATCGTTAAAATTATCAATTAATTCAGGATAATAAGTTTTAACATAATTAACAAGTTCAGTTCTTAATCCTTGGAAGTCCCTAACTGTATAGGATATTCTTTTTTCAGCCATAATATTATATATTAATAATTACAAAATCTTTAGAGTTAAATACATTATCGGTGATAACGTAATCAATTCTAACTTTTGCGGTGTATTCTCTATTACCCATTCCTGTCATATTATATGTTCTCCCACCAGAATCCTCAACAGATGTTGCAGAATCAACATCATCATTTGACGCATCAGTAATTGAAATTTTTGAAATTTTAAGGTTTGGTATATATCTCTCACAAGATTGTCTAATCTCCGCCTCAATACTATCAAAAGTTAGACTGTCCATTGGCTCAAAAATATAATCATACAATCTACTTCCAAAATCAGGTAGGTAATATCTACTACCTCGTCTAGTCAACAATAAATGCACTAAGTTATTCCTGATTTCATCATCCGCAGTTTGAGATAAACTTAAATATTTACCAAATTGAGATGTTCTGAAAGGAAAATCTATACCATATGTTTTTCCATTTGCCATATCAAATAAATATAAAGTCCTCTGTTATTTGATAAATAGTTAAAATAAAAAATCCCGACCTAGCTCGGGATAACACATCGGATTTGTTAAGAAGAACATCCAAAACAATCAAATTGACTATTGTCAGGTTTTGGAGGTAAGTTCATTGAACTGTAATCAACCTTTGGAGGTTCAGGAGTTGGATTTGGTTTGTTAACCTTTGAAATGTCAACCGCCAAGTGTTTTGCTCCAGTTGAGATTGCCTTTGTTCTAACATAGTAACAAAGTGTTTTCAATCCTTTTTCCCATCCATAAAAATGTGATGAAGAAATCTTAGACAACGTTGGGTTACCCATATAAATGTTCATTGATTGTGATTGGTCAATGAATGGTGCTCTATCCGCAGCCATTTCAATCAATGCCTTTTGTGAAATTTCCCAAATTGTTTTATACTTCTGAATTAAATGTTCAATTCTTTTAACTTTAAAGTTATATCTCTTATCTTCAGTATCCAAGTAATTAAGGAAATTAATATTCTGAATTGAACCTTCGTTCATGATAATTTCATTCTTCAAATCTTCAGACCAAATTCCAATCTTCTCAAAATCATTAATCAAATACTTGTTAACAATCATAATCTCACCACCAACAACACGTCGGTTAAAGATTGCTGAGTGAGCGGGTTCTGTCATTTCATATGAACCTGTAATCTTTGCTGATGACGCGACAGGCATTTGAGCCGTAAATAAAGAGTTACAAACACCATATTTACTAACATTCTCTTTCAAGATTTGCCAAGGCCATCTTCCTGATAACTCATCTTCTTTCAATCCCCACATATCAAATTGGAATACTCCTTGTGACATAGGTGACCCGTTAAAGTGAGCGTATGGTTCATATTTACCATCCATACACAATCTATTACTTTCAGTAATTGCTGCGAAATAGATAGTTTCAAAAATTTCTTTATTTAACTTACGAGCCTCTTCTGATGTGAAAATATAATCCATCAAATAGAATACATCTGCCAATCCTTGGGTACCGATAGCAATTGCTCTTTGTTCTAATCCACCTTTACGTCCTTTCTCAGTTGAGTAGTTATTGATATTAACAACTTTGTTTAATGCTCTAACGACTTTACGTGTTTCTCCATACAATCCATTAAAATCAAACTCCCCGTCCTTAACGTAGTTCTTTAATACCATAGATGATAGAGTACAGATTGCGGTTGTCTTTTCATCAGTGTATTGGTAAATCTCATTACAAAGATTTGATTGTTTGATGACACCAATGTTTTGGTGATTTGTTTTCTTGTTAGCATTGTCTTTAGAACACAAATATGGAACACCTGTTTCAATCTGAGATTCAATAATCTTATTCCAAATTTCTTGAGCTTTAACCTTTTTACCAAGACCCATATTAACCGCTAACTGATAATTTTCTTCATATTCAGTACCATAAGATTCTTGTAATGGTTTGATTCCCGCCTTAACAATATCGTTAGGACAGAACAAATACCAATCGTCATTATCCTTAACTGCTTTCATGAAGTTATCAGGAATCCATAGTGCGGTGAATAAATCACGAGCTCTCAATTCTTCAGCACCTGTGTTCTTTTTAATCTCCAATAAATCCATGATATCTTTATGCCAAGGTTCCAAATAGATGGCAGCTGAACCAGGTCTACGTCCTTGTTGGTTA